CCAACTCATCCAGCGCCGCCTTCACTTCCCTGCCATCCATCAAAAAATCCTTTTGTAGTTTTATGTAGCCATGTCAATATATTTCTGCTAATCAACCCACAACATGCCAAAAGGGATACCAAAATCATTAAAACCCTTCGAAAATTCACTGAAGGATAAAGTAATTGTTTCCGCCGCACGAATCGCGCAAAGGAAATCAAAACCAAAAACAGAGGTCGATAATATGGAACTCTCCGCAACTCAGGAAAAAGACAGAAACCGGGTACACAACGCCCTGCGCTACGGTATGGAAATGACCGAGCAACAATTCCTCAATGCCGTGCAGAAAAAACTCCAGCACATGGTTTCCGACTCCCTCCATGACCTCCATAAATCCATCGAAAAAATACCACCACAAAATAAAGCCTATGCCGTGGGTATGCTCTTCGATAAACTTATGACCGTGTCCGGCCGCCCAACCAATATCACCGCATCCGCCAATGTCAAACTCGGTGCATCCGATATGTCACCCGATAAAGTACGCTCCATCCTTAAAGGGGCAATGAAGGCCGCAGAATCCATTCCGCCGGAAGCATCCAAGGACAAGGTCATCGAGGTTACCAAAGACGATTCCTAGACTACGCCAGGCTACGGGCGGCGGAGCGGCTCGCGGGTGGGGCTTATAGCGAAAATTTTGGTGCGGGGTGTGATTATAATACATAAATTAGCGCGGGCGGGGCCGGACCCCCTCCCCCCCTTGGCCGCGACAAGGCGACGCGCGTCTGTTTGTGCGGATTTGTGAACCGCGATTGATTCTAAGTCAACTGCGCAATCGCTTAAATACTGGCATTCCGGATTTTGTGCGCCAAAGTTTGCGACAATTTGTGCAAATCCGATTGACGCTGATCGAGCTTTGCAAGCCTTGCGGGCCTTGCGGGTAATTTGTCATTAAATAATGACGCGCATGTACCACAAAATTGGTTCGCCGGGATGAAATGAATATCCTCACAATTTCCAAATATGGAATCGCTTCCAACACTTAGAGCTTGTAAGTGTTTTCGTTTAAAATGAATCCGGCAACCGATTGAATCAAATATTTTTTACCTTGTTTTCCTCAGTATTAATAAGGGATAGACAGTTTTATACATTTATTGATTTGACTATAGTCGTAAATAGTGGTTTGTAGTTTGTTATGCCAACGCAATTAAGCGAAGGCTTAAAATAGAAAGAAATACTAATGAACACTGAAATCAACAAATTATGGGATATGCTAATTTTGCATAACCTTGCAACTGAGGAAACCTTGAAGATTATTACGTCAATCAATGGTTATACTCTCAATACGCTAAACGATGTACTCTATGCTGTTACGGGCTGTCGCTCAATGGACCAGTATCTTGCTGAATAAGCGAAAACCCAAAAAGCTAAACACTTACACTACATTTGATAATGAACATTTACGAATCACTAATATTCATCATTCCCATGGCGCTTGCACTGTTGCTTGCGCTATTGGCGGACAAGCTCAACGAGAGGAAAAACTAGTATGAGCATACAAGACCAAGTTTATAATCAGATACAAATTCGAATAAAAACAATTTGCGAGACTGAATACATTGCAGCCCCAAAGACTCGCAAAGGTTATCTAAAAAGGCCTTTGCAATATTCCGGCATAGTGGACGATCTAGTTAAACTTTCAAGCGCTGTTTTAAACATGTGCGAAAAGGATGCGGAATATGTTTTTTATGATCTCACGCATGGTGAGCCGCAACATACATTTTTAAAAGCAAAGGAGAAACTCGCATGATCCACGCAAGTAAACTCTTCCCACTAGCGATGGATCGTATCCACGATCACCTGGAGCGCGGCCACGTCACGCAAACGGCCAAAGCGCGTGCCTTGATGGATGCGTTTGAAGAGGGGGAGCGTGGGAAGCGTGGGGGACGCGTGGCGAGCGTTCGCGAAGCGAACCGCGTTAAGAGAAAGCGCGAGACGCGCGCGAAGCAAATGGAATTTAACCTATAACCAAAAGAAAGATACTATGAAAGAACTAACAAAAGCATTCACGCCCGGACCGTGGGAATTAGTACGGGAAAGGGATTACTTGAATATACAGGAAACCGAAACAAATTTGATAGTTGCGCAGTTTTGCAGTGTTAGCGAAGCCAACGCGCGCTTGATCGCGGCGGCGCCGGAGATGCATCAATTGCTTGTAAGAGTAAGTCAAGGCAACGGATATGATTCGTTGTCACTGGCAATGGATGCCCGCGAGGTCCTCGCCAAGGTAGAAGGGGGCTTCCGCCACCGCATCGGATACTCGGCCTGGGTGAGGGATGAGTAAAGATACAAAAGAGAAACACGCCACACACACGCCCGGACCGTGGATAACATCTTGCATTGAGGGAATCGAGGATTCCCTTATGGTAGGGGGCGGAGATGATGGCAGCGATATTGTTGCGGACATCCGCACACATGAGAATGATATTCTCAATGCGCAAGCGGAACTCTATGATGACATTCCCGCAATGCGTTCACGCGCTCATGTTCATGGCGATTGCACGGAAAAAATAGACAAACTTGAGAAAGAAGCAGTGGAAAAACTGGCGGAGCTTGAGAGAAAAGAGAAAGAAGCAAGGGCCAACGCCCGTTTGATCGGGGCGGCATCGGAAATGTATGAGGTTTTATCCGAGTTATTGGATACGCTAGAAATGTCCAAGGGTTATGGATTCGATGAGGAATATGAGAAAGCTCGCGAGGTCCTCGCTAAAGTAGAGGGGGGTGAGGGATGAGTACGCGATGCAACATAGTCGTGCGCGATGGTGACTCTGAATTATGGTTTTACCGTCATAGCGATGGATACCCTGAGTCAGTCTTACCTGATCTTGAGCCTCTCATTGAGAAACTGCGCGATGGCAGTCTGCGCGATAACCTCAGTCAGTTTTGCGGATGGTTGATCGTGAAGGGTCACGAGGGGTACAAGCGCCATTCAGGTTTTAACGATTGGAAAGTTGGAAACTACGAACCGACTACGGGATTGCACGAGGACGTTGAATACGTCTACGAGCTGGATTTGCGTCTACATGCGATTAAATGTTTGAGTTGGGGTTCTCCTGCTTTTGACAAGTTGTATAAAGAAATGGAAGGAGAAACGGATGACTAAGCCAAACGAATCCGATACCTTTGCCCGCATGTGCGTGGGCCTGATCATCTTTTTGCTGATGCGGTTCGCACCCAAAGCGGTTGAAGCTTGGCAAAAGAGAAAAGATATGAAAGGAGAAATGCAATGAAGGAAGAACAAAAAATATCTAAATGGTTAAAAGAAGCCAAAGAATGGAAACCCGTAAAACCTAATAAGAAATTAAAAAAAGCAATTGAAGCGGTAAAACTTCATCAAGAACCCGGTCATCCTATTTCAAGCACGATTGTGCGAGAATATGCACAGAAATTTGGGGTCGATCATGAATTAGTAACGTTTGGATTAATGGACACCTTTCCCTGGGAGGAGAAAATCAATGAGTAAAGAAACGCAACTTTTTTTAGAGGTTACATATTGTTTGAACTTTGGAAGACTTGAAGATTCCGTCAAAGTTCCGACAAAATTCATCGAAGATTTCATTGAAGATGGCGGAAACATTATGAACATTGACAAAGCCATGCCAAAACAAGTTTTTGTGCAAAGTGTAGAGGTTAATGGAACTTCAGAGATTAGAAAGCACAAATGCAATGAGTGAAGAATATAACTTTAGTACAATACAAAGGTGTATTGCTCTGCTTGCCACCTCTGCGGGTTGTAAAGTTTCAATGATCACAATCGAAGATTTGCCTGATAGGTTTACTAAAAGCAGTCCCGTTGGACTCGCAGTCTACGGTTATGAAGATTATTTTGTGGTCCACATGGACGGGATTGTCGAGTTTGTGCCTTCAGGGGATAGGACGGAAGACACAGACGATTGGATTATATATCTCGCAAAATTAATAAGAAATTTAAGGACAAAGAAAAAAGAGCGTATAACTCTTTAACACCATACCCCCTTAAAAATCGTTTTGATGGGTGAATGTGTCTAATCTATCACACCCTAACCCCAAAAGCACGATTAGGTACCTCCAGGCGTCTCTAATCGTGCTTTTTGTATTTATTCGTAGTAATTAATTCAACCTGCTCTCAACGTGTGCCGAAAATCGGCCCAGTCGTTTATCGAACTCAAATGTGGTTAAACCCTGCTCACCGTTGCGGTTCTTCGCAACCTCGCAATTGATCAAATCCTCATCGTCTTTATCAGGAGAAAGGAGCAAAACCGCATCCGCATCCTGCTCGATTGAGCCGGACTCTCGAAGATCAGAGAGTGCGGGCTTTCGCTTTTGCACTTCAAGCGCTCTGTTGAGCTGGGAAAGGGCGAGGACCGAGGTTTGGTATTCGAGAGCCAAAGTTTTAAGGGTTCTCGATATTTCACTGACCTCCTGGGTTCGCGACTCATACCCTCTCGCGGAGAGTAGTTGCAGATAATCCACCACCACGAGTCCAAGCTCACCTTCAAGGCGTTGTTGAGCGAGAAAGGCGCGGAAGCTTTCGAGCGTGGCTTCATGGTCATCCTTAAAGGTAATCGGCCACTGCTTGATTCGTTTGGTATTCTCCGCAAGTCTCTTCTTCGCAATGTGGTCCAGGGAATCCTTCATGGTGGGGCGCGGGACTCCGCTCACATTTGTGAGCAACCGTCCCGCGCATTCGGACGCCTGCATTTCGAGGCTGGCGTAGGATGTCCGTTTTCCGTACTTCGCGGCTTCATGGGTAAAGTGAATCGCAAGGGCAGACTTCCCGATTCCCGGTCTTGCGGCCAGCACATACAGACACCCTTCGCGGAATCCGCCATTGAGAAAGGTATCCAACCCCTTAAAGCCCGTGGATATTGCGGAAACTCCGCCCGCATCAATTGCTAGATACTCGGCCTGGGCTTCCGCCACCGCATCGCGAACATGCGTCTGGCCCCTTCTCTTTCCAAGAGATTTGGCCACCCGTGTGGTGAAGGCGGATGCCACATCCTCGGCATTCTTGGTGGGATCGCGAATGTCGTCCTGGGCGTGAAGGAGCGCCTTCTCTACCGCTTTTGCGTTTCTTTGCTCAATTACCTGGTCGATGTAGCGGTCTACTTGTCCGCCTCCATATTGCTCGGATATCTCCGTAACCTCGGATGCGAGGTCCGGGCATTCGATCA